GACCGAAATAAGAAATTTTGGTATTATAAGTTCGAGAACGGAGAGTTCAAAGTAGTCACCGTCACTGCAAAGTCCCTCTTTGAGGAACTGCCCGAACTGCTTGAAAACGCGTAGGGTTGGCCTACAATCAAAGCAGCTACGGAACCCAAGTCTTAAAGACCATCTGCCCGAAAATATCGGGCGTCGCATGGTCTTTTTTTAATTTTACCCTTATGAAAATCGAACAAGTAAACATCGAAAAGCTAAAGTTCGCGGACTACAATCCGCGAGGTGCAACCGACAAAGAAGTTGCCGAACTCAAGAAGTCCATTGAGCGCTTCGGGTTTGTTGAACCCGTGATTGTGAACTCAGCGCCAAAGCGAATGAACATCATTATCGGCGGCCACTTCCGCGTGCGCATGGCAAAGGAAATGGGCATCAAAGAAGTGCCCGTGCATTACATCAAGATCACTGAAATCGAAAAAGAAAAGGAATTGAACCTGCGCCTCAACAAGAACTTGGGACACTGGGACTTCGACCTGCTCGCGGACTTTGACGAAGCAATGTTGCTGGACGTTGGTTTCGACAGCGATGAATTGGACAAGCTCTTCCTTGATCTCGACCCTGAAGACCGTGATGACGAAGTTCCTGAAATCCCCGAAATTCCGAAGAGCGAATACGGAGACATCTACCAGCTGGGCGAACATCGACTCATGTGCGGTGACGCAACCAAAAAGGAAGATGTGGCGAAGCTCATGAGCGGCCAGAAGGCCGACGTGGTTTTTACCGACCCACCATACAACGTGAACTACAAAGGCCAAGGTGAAAAGACGAAAAACCATATCAAGAATGACAACATGAGTGCCGACGCGTTCATGGAGTTTCTCACCAAGTCATTCACCAACTACCGTAATGCCGTAAAAGGCGGGGCTGGCGTCTACGTTTTCCATAGCTCCTCAACGCAGACACAATTTGAGGAAGCGCTGGAAAAGGCGGGCTTTGAAGTCAAAACGCAGCTGATCTGGAATAAGCCCTCAAGCGCACTCGGCTGGGGCGATTACCGCTGGAAACATGAACCGTTCTTCTACGCGGGAATAAAAGGCGAAAAGACCCAGTTCTATGGCGACCGCACTCATGCCACGGTTTGGGACTTTCAGAAAAACGATCGACAGCTTTTGGCATGGGCGCAAAAGATGAAGCGCTATGAGGCTCAAGGCAAGACGACCGTGTGGAGCATGGCACGCAGCAACGTGAATGAATACGTGCACCCGACACAAAAGCCTGTTGAGCTTATCAGCTACGCATTGGCCAATAGCAGTAAATCGGGAGACATCGTGCTGGATTTTTTCATGGGCTCTGGCTCGGTGCTTATTGCCTGTGAAAAAACCAAGCGCGTCAGTTTTGGCATGGAACTCGACCCGAAATACATCGACGTCATTATCAAACGTTGGGAAGACTACGCGGGTAAAAAGGCCGAAAAAGTCACTTAACCTCTCACACTTCTCACACGAACAGGGGTGCTTACTAACTCACAATCTATGCAAGGCAAGAAAACTACAGCAAAGGACAAGAAACTATTCCTCGAGGCGCTCAAGAAGCGCAAAGGGATTGTTACGCTTGCCTGCAAAGACGTGAACATCAGCACCCACACGTTCTACCAATGGCAAAAGACTGATCGTGCTTTTTACCTGCAATCGGAAGAAGTTCGGGATATTGAAATTGGCATCATTGCCGAAGATCGGCTTGCCGAGGCCATTATCGTGAACAAGGACATGAACATGGTGCGCTTTTACCTGCAGTCACGCAGCCATAAGTACACACCGAAACAACAACTGCAGCTGGATGACCCGACTGCGGATCTCGCCAAACTTTTATCCAAAGACCCAAAATGCAAATGCAAATAGATTTAGAGAAAACATATCGGGGACTGGATGCCTTCGGTGAGCGCCACTTCAAGCGGCCGTTTACTGATTACCAACGCGAGATCGCGCAAGAAATAATCAGAACGGTGTTCGTGACGAACGGCGAGGAAGTATTTATCGAAGTCTCACGCCAAGCGGGCAAAACAACGGCCGTGGTCGATGCGATTGCCTACCTCATGACCTTTGCGCATCACTTCTTCAGCACACCGCTGGCGATTGGGATTTTCGCTCCGCAAAAAGAGCAGGCCAAAACAGACTTCGACCGCCTCAAAGAAAACCTGCGCATACTGAAAGCCATTTACCGACTGGACTTCGAAGAGTCGAACGGTACCACGCTGAAGCTTGGTAACGGCAATACGATTTATTGTTTCTCGCTCTCGCCGACATCGCACTTGGAAAGTAAATCACTGCACCTCGCCATCATTGAGGAAGCGCAAAAGATCGACGACGAAAAAGCGAAAAATGAAGTGTTCCCGATGCTGGCTTCGACCAACGGCAGCAAGATATTCATCGGCTCGGGTGGCTATCAGCTCTGCAACTTCTACCGCGGAATTGAGAATGGTAAGAACGTGTTCAAGTACGACTACAAGCAAGTGATAGCCGACAAGCAAGCCCTTTATAAAGCCACCAAGAACCCGCTACACCTCAAATATCAAGACTTCATCGAAGGTGAAAAGGAACGCTACCGCGAAGACAGCGATTACTTCCAAACCCAGTACGCCCTCGAATGGAAGATCGGACGCGGAATGCTCATCACCAAAGCGGAGCTGGAGAAACTCGGCCGTGATTACAGCGTGAAGTTCCCGTACGAAAATCCCGTCTACGCTGGTTGGGACGTGGCCAAAGAGCAGGACGAAAGCGTGCTAACCGTCGTGGGTTGGGACGAAGACCTGAAAAAGTACAAGGTGCTGTGCTGGTTGGCCATGAAGGGCGACGACTATACCGATCAGGTCGAGATTGTGGCGAAGGAACTTACCAAGTTTAAGCACGTCATGAAGGTGTGCATCGACGCAACGGGTGTAGGCGATCCCGTGGTCGATAGCTTCAAAAAGCAGACGCGCTACAACACCGAACCCGTGAAATTCAGCCTGCAGAGCAAGGATACGCTCTACAAAAACCTGATCAAGATTCTGCGCGACGAAGAGCTGGTGTACCAAACAGACCACAAGTACACGGTGAAATTCGAAAACCAAATGATGGACATGATCAAGGAATACAAGGGCGAATTCCTGTCCTGCCATCACCCAGACAAAGCTGGTGCACACGACGACTTCCCCGACAGTCTGGCGCTCGCACTGCTCAAAGCACGCAAGATTACGGACGCGAACATCAGTCGTCACGACCTTGGACTTTAATAATTCTTTAACTAATCACTATGACCGACATCACCCAACAATTCCCGAGCAATGACGATTTCAATCGCGTTGCGAAGCTCAACAACTACTACAACGTGTTCAAAGGGCTACATAGCAAAGTCTTCAAACTCAAGAGTTATTTTGAGGAAGACACGAAAAAGAAAACACTGCTCTACCTCGCGTACAACGTAGGTCAGATTATCTCGCTGACCGCGGCAGATTTCCTGTTCGGCGAACAGCTCAAGATTCAGACCAATGAAATCGAAAAAGAAAAGCCGATGGAAAAGAAAATCAACGACATCATTCAGAACAACTACCTCGACGAAAAGTTATACCAAAGCTCCGTCATTCAGGATGTGGCGGGCTTCACAATCTTCGTCGTGCGTCAAAAGGATAAGACCGCCGTGATCGAAGAAATACCATACGACAACTACTATCCCGACTTCGCGGGCGTGCGCCTTGGCGAAGAGGCACGGCAAGTCGTGATCGCTTCCTACGTGGACATCGTGAATCCGAAAAACCAAAAGAAAGAAACTTTCCTCTACAAACAGATTCACAAACTCGTGGACGGCAAAGGAAAAATAGCGCACGAACTCTGGACGACCACCCCCGATATGAAGCAATCGCAAATAACGGAGCTCACACTCTTCAGTACCGAACTGCCCGCTGAGGAAGATACGGAGCTGGATTACTTGCCCGTGTTCCAGATCGACAATTTCAAGACGGTGAAGGAACGCTTCGGCATTTCAACCTACGAAAGCGTGATGAATTTATTTGAGGAAATCAATGACCGCATCACTCAAATCTCCGTGCAACTCATCAAGCACCTGAACGCCAAGGTGGCCGTGGGTGAAGGCGTATTGAGCAAGAAAGGCGAAATGGATAGCTCGCAGGATATTTTCCTCGTAGAAAAGGGAGACATTGTTCCGCAGTACATCACCAATTCCAATCCGCTGATCGAGGAAGGATTCAAGCAAATTGAAGGGCTTATAAGGCAGATTTGCACGGTCACACAAACACCAGTGTCATTCTTGGGACTGGAAGACAAAGGCGGAGTGGAAAAGGTTGAAACCGCCAAGCTCCGTATGGCCGCATTCCTCAAGAAGATTAAACGCAAGCAGAGAGCTTATGAAGCAAAACTGATCGACATTTTGAAGACAGCTCTCTTCTTCGAAGGTGCGAAGAAATTCCCAGACAGCGTGGACATCACGTTCATGTGGGACTTGGGATTGCCGCGCGACTTATTCACCGAAGCCCAGACTCATCAGATCATGGTTGAAAGCGGAATTGAGAGCAAAGAAACTGCTATTCGTGAACTCAAAGGACTGGAAGGCGAAACTTTACAGAACGAGCTCGAAAAGATCGCCAAGCAGGATGAGATGTCTAGCTACCAGATGGATCAAGCACGCAAACAGGTTCCTGATATCAGCATTTAACCCGATACCATATGAGCTACAACACCTATCCTAATCCTTACCAAAAACACCTCACTTCCGAAGAGGTGTTGCAGAAACGCCTCGAGAATATCGATCGCAACTGGCTGCGATACGTAAAGGCCGCATTGATATTCCATGCGTTGTTGCTGATCTTTTTATTTACGGTCATCGTCACCGTGAGATTCGCATTTCTAATTTTCTAACTATGGCCAACGAAACAAAGCTTATAAATATTTACCGCCGAGCTGCGCAGCAATTGAGAACAACTGTAAGACGTGCTGATCCGAGAAAGCCAATCATCCTGATTCGGAAAGTGATTATGGGAGACATCAACAAGATTGCCGCAGACCTTGAGCGCGAAACGAAGAACTGGCTCGTGGTAGAGATTCCGCAGGAATACAAGAAAGGAAGCCAACAAGCCGTGGATGATGCGGGCAAGCTCGGACTCACACTCGACAAGACTGGCTTCGGGCAAGTACACAAAGAAGCCATCCAAGCATTGACCGAAGACG